AGTAAATCTCACCAGCATAGACTCCAGTTGGATCTGAAGATAACGCTGGAGGTGCAATTGTTGTTTTAAATTGCTTTGCCATAGTTATCCTGTAATTACTACTCTATATGCTCCTGCTGTTGGTGCGGATGCAAATGTCAGTGTCACCACGGTTGTTGACGTGTGATCAACATCTACTTCAACTTCTCCATATGGTGAAGAGTTTGAATAAACCGCAACAGATACGTCTCTTGTTCCAAGATTGTGTGTCGCTGCAAATGTATACGGGGCCTCAGCAGTTGTTGTGATATCTGAACTAAACTTGCGAACAATTGCGTGGTAGTTTGTACCATTGTTTGTAAGTGTCCAGTTATCACTTGTTTCATTCCATAGAATTTCAACATCTGCGCCATCTCCACGCTCTACACGAATTCCAGCATCTGCTGTTGGGGTTCCTGTAAAGTCTGTGTTAAGGTTAATCTTATTATCAACAATATTTACCTGAGTGGTGTTTACTGAGTTAATTGTTCCAGTTACGTTTAAGTTACCGCCAACTGTAAGGTTGTTAGTAATTGTTACATCGCTTGGAAGACCAATTGTTACCGCTGAGTTTTCTGAACCAGAACCTGAAACTTCAACTTCATTTGCTGTTCCAGCAATTGTTGCAATATAGTTACCAGTTGTTTGTGTTGCGAGGTCAACATTCTTTATACTTACTGCACCGTCTGTTACTGTAAAATCTGCTGTTGCAAATGACGCAACTCCTCGATTTGTAGTTGTTGCAATTTCTGCATCAATAGTAAGTGAACCAGAGCCAGCATCATCATATGTTAAATCTATGCCTTCTCCAGCAGTTATCTGTGCACCAACAATATCTTGTACACGCTCAGCATTTAATGTTACAGCTCCAGTTGTTACTGTAAAGTCTGTAGAGTCAAAGCTTGCAATACCCTTGTTGGAAGATGTTGCATCTTCTCCAGCTACTGTGATAGAGGTTCCAGTGTGTGTTACATCTAGTCCTTCTCCGCCAAGAATTGATATGCCATGTGAGGATGGGGTAAGTGCTCCAGAGTCAGTTGTTATTGTTTTAACAACAGTATCTTCTAGTTCTACGTGTCCAGCTGTTGTATTAAAATCATCTGTATTAAAAGATGCAATACCTTTATTAGTGGTAGAAGCGTCTTCTCCAGTAATAGTAATTGTATTATTTGTTACAGTGGTATCAATACCTTCGCCCGCAGCAAATGTCAAAGTGTCTGTGAGAAGGTTTACTGTATCTGCTGTTCCAGATTCTGCAGCAATTGAAAGTGTTGTCGCTACTGTTGCGGTTCCAGCTGCAGTCAAACGTCCTTGTGCATCTACTGTAAATGTAGGAATTGCTGTTGAAGAACCATAAGAGCCTGCTGTTACTGCTGTGTTATCTAAATCTATTGTTGTTATGCCTGTGTTATCAACGTATGTTCTTGTTAATCCAACTCCGCCTTCAACAGATGATCCAATTACGTCTTGAATGACCTCTGTCGAACCAGACATCGGCATCCATGGGCCGTCGGGTGAAGATAATCCATTGTAGTAGTACATCTTGTAATCAGATGTATCGTAGTAAATCTGTCCAGTAACTGGGCTAGATGGTGCAGAGCCAAGGTTCTGAATTCTAGCGTTAAGAAGCTCATTCTTGTTGAGATCAACGCTAACTAAAAATTTTCTTGCCATTTGCTAACTCCCTTAAGACAGGTACGCTGTCCCTGAGAATGGTTGAGCCATTGTCAGTGTAATTGTATTGTTACTATTATAATCTATTCCTGTTTCTAAAACATCTCCTGCGCTTGATTTGACTGTAACGTTTGGCTTCATGCCTAGATTGTGGTTAATTACTAGAGAATATACTCCATTTACTGGGCCTGTAACCTGAACTAGCTCCCATGTATATTCTAAAGTCATATTTAGAAGGTAGCTAGTTGCTCCAGCCCATGTGAGGTCAGTTGGCTTAGGTCCATAAAATTTTGTAGTTTGTTTATCGTAGTAGAAGTCTCCTTCTAGCCCATTATTTTCTGCAGGGACTCCATTGCCATTTAATATTGTTTTACCTCTAGGACCTTGTGGTCCAGGAGATGCTACTACAACATCATTTACTGTTTCAGTAATTACAAGTTTTGGAATGTTGTCGTTGTTTATAATTGACATTATATGGTTACCGATCTATTGAGTGTAATAAATCCTTCAACAAGTTTTACCCTGTTTGAATTTGAGTCTATTACGATTACGTCATATGAAGATTTTGGATAGAATAGTTTGCTAGTTTGTGTAGGGGTCATCTTAATGGTTAGTTTACCAAGTGCTGCGTCAATAGTAATGCCTGAACTTGGTGATGTAAGGGTAAAAGCTAATTTGCTTCCGCCTTTTGTATCACGCACCTGCATTTTTGCGGTTGCACCAGTAAGTGATATAGGGACACCTTCTGGGTCCTTATATTCTAAGATAAATGAGAAAGTAGTATTTTGATCTACTTCCCAGTTTTTTTGTCCTGCCATTTGCAAACTCTCCTAATAGGAAAACTCCTATGCTTATTTTAGCACAGGAGTCATCCTAATTGATTTTAAGAATTACTTCTTTGTGAAACCGAAAGCTGGCTCGTTACTATTAAGTGCTTTAAGAATAACTGGCAGGCATGCTGCAATTCCACCCTTAATTAAGTCTCCTGGGTCAGTGTTTCCAGTCATGTAAAGAGCAATGGTTGCACCCAAAAAGTGGCGACCATAGCTTGACAATGCTGCGAGAATTTTCTCTTGCATAGTTACCTTTCCATCATTGTTTAGATCTTGTTTCATTCGATCCTCCTATTTCTGGGCGTTGTGCCCAGGAATTTTGGGTTTTACCCCAATTACATTATATACCTATTAGGCGGAAATGTCTACAATCTCACAATTTCCGTCAGACGTACAGGCTAGAGTCTGTGTTCCGCTTGTTCCGTCTTCTGTCTCATAGAAAGACAAATCTTCCCAACGAATTTCCTTGGGCATTTTAGCAACCAAAGAGTCGTACTCTTCTTTTGTTACTTCTTGATAAGGGGCTTGCTTATAAGAGTGATCTGAGTGTGGCAAGAATGAGATACCTGAAACTTCATCAAAGTTCTTGTATACCCAGGCTCCTACCTCCATCCATTCATCCTCTTTAACTGAAACTGTAATTGATGGCTTATGCTCACACCAAGCACGTTGGTAAACTAGCCAAATATTTAAATGCTCAATAGCCGTTAAGTCGTTTCTAACAATTGCACCCTCTGGTGCTTTTACTGGAAATGAAAATACGTAAGTTTCGTTTGGCTTCATTACGTCATCTTCTACTGGAATACCAACTTCCTTTAAGAATGTAGAAATTGGATCTCCTTTAGAGCCACGAACTGTACGAATATAATATGGCGAATGCCACGCATGCATTCCTGAAGACACCCCGACCAATTGAGATACTGTTCCTGATGGCTTTACACATGTAATAGCGGCAGACTCTGGAATCCCAATTTTCCCAGCCTCATCTTTATTCTTTGCTCTTGCTGATTCTCTAAGAGTCATTAAAAATGCTTCTAGTGAAACTAAGTCTTCTTTGCCTGACATAAAATTATGTCCAAATTGTCCAGTAAGAGATACCCCTAGTAGGCGTTCTTCTTCTGTATTGTCTTTCCAGATCTTGCGAAGATATTTAAAGTCTGTAAGCGTTGACTGCCACGTTCCAAGGATAGTTGCCAATTCAACTTTGCGTTCAATATCTTTCTTTGTATCATTTTCACGTAGTACGACTTCTGAAAGGTTACAAAACTGATAAGGACGTAAGATGATCTCTGAACAAGGGTTAGTTCCGTAGTGTATATCTGGATCTCGTCTACCGTACTTGGCTGCCTGGGCTTGAGCTGCGGCCACATTGTATATGCCTCGTTCTCCCGACTTTGAATCATATAGAGATTTCCATTCTGCAATAAACTGCTCCATGTCTGGCTTACGTGAATACGCAACAGAGTTATTAGATAGTGAACGCTGGGTATTGTTTTCCCACCAGTTTCCAGATTTTGCTGCGGCCATTTCAATATCATTAATATTAGATAAAGAAATCATAGCTGAGCGACGAACTCCTCCAACTACAACTACTTCACCAATTTTGCACATAATGTCATGTGCTTCAATAGGTTTTAGATTACGTCCTGCTGCTGATTTAAATTTTGCGATTGTAAAATCAAATAAATTAATTAATGGTTGTGGGCCAGATGATCTTCCGCCCATTGTCTTAAGTCTTGCCCCTGCTGGACGAAGCTTGCTTACATCAATTGAGGGAACTTGTCCAGACCAAAGAAGTGCAAGTAGTTCACGAAATGCTTTTGCCCAACCAGTCTTAGAATCTTCAACAATAATTACTGTGGTAGATTTTTCAAAAGTTTCTGGGATGGCAGGAAGTTTATTAATGTACTTATACTCAACAGAGAAGCCTACTCCTGTGCCACACATAAGAATATACATAGTTTCATCAAATGAGCGTGGTGAATCTACTGGAACAAAGGAACAATTGTACCCTGCTACGTGATCTCTATCTAATGCAGTACCTGCTGTCATTACAGATCTCATTGATGGCATAACGTTTCTGTTAAAGACTGCTAACTTAAGTTCTTCTATTAATTTTGATTCTGGTTCGTATGAGTGTTCTTTAAAAAGATGGTTTAGCATAAACTCAAAATATCTATCTACTGTTTCTCCCCATGTCTCACGACGGTTTTCTTCCGACAGCCATCTTGCATAACGAGACAATGCAATAAAATTTTCATATGGGTTTTCAATAGTTCTTGACATTTTTAAGTAACACCTTTTCTCCGCCTTGCGGTTATATAATTTTTGGTTGAAGTCTAATTCTACCAAAGTTTAATTAAAAGGGGAAGAGGTATTAGAATTTTTCTGTTAAATGGCTAAAGGCATTCTTAGTCAACTTAATCCAATTATATTCTTCATGTATCTTAGTTGACTGGGCAAAGTAATACCCTGAGTATGGTTTAAAATTAATAACTGCATCATACATTAAATCTTCTAAATGTTTTGCATCTGGTTTAAACATTTTACCAATGTGAGCATCCCCTACTGATTTTGGAGTACTCTCATCTGTAAGTTTAGACTTTAATGCTAATGGACCAATAAACTCTTTGTATTCCGCCCACGGATAAGTTGTTATTGTTGGCATTCCTGATGCAAGGGCCTGTAGGGGAATAAACCCAAAGCCTTCTCCCCATGTTGGATACACAAGAACATGATGGGTGTGATAAAGGTTTACTAATTGATTAATGTTGTACTCTTCTGTAATTACAGAAATGTTACTATAAACAGAGGACGGGGAGACTAAGGATCCATTTTTGTCATAAATTCTAATTGAACTATTTAGATGAGCCTTGATAGTTAAATGATACTTTGGGTCATTGCCAAACATTTTAATAAAGGTATCTACAACTAGCTGACCGTCTTTTCTTGGAGAAGGCTCTCCAACATGTAAAAATTTAAATACATCCTTAACAATTCTTCTTCTTGGCTTCCATACATCTTCAATACCGTGAGGATAAACTTGTATATCTTTACTAACGCCATTATTTTTAAATGTTTCTGAATTCCAAGTTGATGTTGACCACACTTCGTCACACAAATTAAATCTTTCTACCCAATCTGTCCTCATGCCAGTAGACTCCCAAGGAGTATAACCAATTTGATATTGATTCTTATGTAGCTTAAATAAATGAGGTTGAGTAAAGTTTATTTGTATTGGGGCTTTTGCATTTGACCATTTTACCGTGTGACCCAGCTCTTGTAATGATTTAACGATATGTTGTGAAGCATACCCGAAACCCACTGCGGGGTTTAAGCCTGATCTTGGTGTATAAAAAGATATATCCATCTTGTCGTTTCTGGTCAACTAGCTTGACACCCGCTGTCAAGTAATGCTACTATTATAGTTCGTTATCTCTAAAGGAGGAAATGCCAATGGAGAAAATCAAAGAGCGTTTGAGCGATGTTGCTCATAACTGGTCTTACATAGTAATGATAACATTATTTTTGTTTACAGTCCAGCCTGGTCCAACATCAAGTCAAGCGTTAAACACACTACCCTTACAGGTAGTAAAAACCGAAAAACAACTAAAAAGAGAAATACTAGATAAGTTCAGTAATGAAACTTATAAGCACTCAGAAATGCTTGCGGCCTCGGATTTAAAAGATTTATTATGGGCTGTAGGATTTGAAGGAGATGCTTTAAAAACAGCTTGGGCTGTTGCTCGTGTAGAGTCTAACGGGAGACCGCTAGCTTTAAATGACAACCACAAGACTGGAGATAAATCTTACGGGATTTTTCAGATCAACATGTTGGGCAACCTAGGTGATGATCGTAAAGAAAAATTCGAATTAGTTTCAAATAAGGAATTATTTGATCCAGTAACAAATGCAGAGATAACGTACTATATGACCAAAGGCGGCAAAGATTGGTCATCTTGGCCAAACTCAATAGGTAAGGCCAGGGATCTCATACCAGAGTTTCCAAAAAATTAAAGGGGAGTTAGATTGCAAAAGATACAGGTAGTATCTAAATACCTAACTCTAGCAGAGGAAGGCCTTGTTCCTAGGATTGATTGTCCAATGGATCAGGGCCTTCTAATGCCTAACTTGTCAAACGAGGATGAAATATACCTGTATTGTCTTTCCTGCAATTACAGGAAAGTTATAGGAAGCCAATATTATGACACAATTAGAGAATCCGTTCAAAAACATTCAAACTGAAAGCGTAACTATAAAAGAGACTGACGCAATGGGGAGAGAAAAGTTTTGGGAAAACCTTCCTAATGAAATAAAACCCCTTATGGATTTTAATGAAAAAAATATTTAAAATAATTGCTACTAAGCAATTTATTGATACGGACATAAACATAAGCCCATCCTATAAATTTTTGCCAGCCTGGTATAAGAAAATAAAGCCTTTTGTAGATTTAAATATCCAGAAGGTACCAACAATTAAACGCTGTGTTCCAGTTTTAGACTCTATGAGCCACGGATACATGATATACACCATAGAAGATATATTTTTTAATGAGGAAACCCAAGAATTTGATTATTTTGATTTATTATCAACTAAGCACCCGCAAGAACAGATTGAAGGCTATCCCATACCAGAAGAGTTTTACAAGATTGGTTTCAAGTGGGAGAACTTTTTAAATATAGAAACACCAAGGGGGTACAGCTGTTTATTTACACATCCTTTGCACAGACTTGATTTGCCATTTTATACACTGCCTGGACTTGTTGATACAGACAAACACCCATTAAATATAAATTTCCCATTTGTAATGAGAAAAGGATTTTCTGGAACTATTCCAAAAGGGACTCCAATAATTCAAATTATTCCAGTAAAAAGAGATTCTTGGAAAATAAAAATAAGAAGAAACAAAGGAAGACCTGATACGAAAAAGAATTTTGAATCTAAATTTAAATCTCTAGCCGCAAATGAGGAAAATAGCGTATACAAAAACTATTATAGGACAAAAAAGGAGTTTGAATAATGGAAGAAATATTAAATGAAGAATCTAAATCAATTGAAGATAACCTACCAATGGTTACATATATAATGTTGCATAGAATTTATGACATCTTAACCCTAATATCTAATAAGGTTGTTGGGGGAGAAGAGACTTCAAAAATGGTACAATATCATGATGAGGGGTACCTGCTTGGGCCTTCCCCTTCTTTTACGCCAAGTAAGGAAAATATATGATCATACAAATAATTGGATTGCCAGGAAGCGGTAAGACTGAACTTGCCAGAGAATTGGCAGATAGACTAAATGCTATTGTTTTTAATGCAGATGAGGTTCGTGGAGAATTAAATAAAGATTTAGGATTTTCTGCTGAGGACAGAATTGAGCAGGCTCGCAGAATGGGCGCATTGGCTAGAATAGCAGACAATCAAAATTTTATAGCAATTTGCGATTTTGTTTGCCCTACAAAAGAGACTCGTGAAGCGTTTGGATTTGCTCATTGGGTAATTTGGGTAGACAGAATTAAAGAAGGAAGATTTGAAGATACAAACAAAGTCTGGGAAGATCCAGAACATTACGATGTAAGAATTGAATTTGGTATGTCAGTAGAGCAAGAGGCTGAGTATATTTTTGAAAATCTTGGGAGAAACAATTTAGATTTTAGAAAACCAACCACTCTAATGCTTGGAAGATTTCAACCTTGGCATGAAGGACACGAAGCTTTGTATCAGGAAGCGGTTAAAAAAACTGAAGGCGGCCAGGTTATGATAGGAGTCAGAAATACATTTAAGACATCTGAAAAAGATCCTATGTCTTTCAGAAAAGTAAAACAAACAATACCTGGTGGAAGAATGGTTATTAAGATGCCTAATATAACCAATATTGTGTATGGACGTGATGTGGGATATAAAATTGAACAAGTAGACTTGGGGGCAAAAATTCATGCTATTTCGGCTACTGAAAAACGCAAGCAGTTGGGTATTTAAACAATTAGAAAAATCAGGAAAGGCAATGAATGATGCTGAAGACCGAATGGTAGCAGCAATGTTTAAAAAGAAAGATAAAGATGACAGTAACTAAGGCCAGATCTTTTGCCAAGGCATTAAGTTATCGCATATGGGGAACACTTTCTTCATTTGTTGTTGCCTATGTTATAACAAGAAGTGCCAGCCTGTCAGGTGCAATTGCCTTTTGGGAAACGGTAGTTAAAGTATTTATCTACTACGCACATGAGCGTGGTTGGAATAAAGTTAAATGGGGAAGAGTTAATTAAACCTTTTAGGGACAAAACAGTCTTTTTTTGCATTTAAAGAGTTACTTAAATTTGCATAAGATCTATATTTATCTACTTTATTTTTGTTTAAAGGGTTATTAATAAACTCAATAAAATTTTTAGAAGCAATTTGTTCTACATTAATTTTATTTGTAGGCAGATCTTCTACTCCAAATCTACTTCTCTCTGACAGTGTTTCTTTTGGCATAGTATACATGTGATAAAGAGGCATTTTAACATTAGGAAATACTAGAGCGTATCCATCATCTATTAAATTTATTGCTTGAATTATTTCTTCTTCAAAAAATATACTATCTTTATGAAGACCAGTATTTGCATAAAAAGATTTATCAGAAAACATAAAGTGTGCACAAAATCTTACGTTTGGCAAAAACTTTTTTCTTTTAATAAAGAAGTTTAAATTTGCTTCTTTTATTGGAATATCTGTATACGCTGGCAAAGCTGCATGCAAGCAGTTTGAATGATCAGAATGTCCTGAATAGGGATCTAATTCAAAAAATGGGTATCTTGCATCTGGATCCGTTATGGTTATTTCTCCTGTTCGAAAATATGCGGGTAGGTACGTAGTTAAAACAACTTTTTTATTATTACTTTCAATAATTGCTTCTTTATAAAGATTGGTTACAAAATCATCCCAGCCTTTTTCAAAATGTGTATGTGGATCTAATTGCATTATATAATCTTGTCCAGAATACATGGACATTGCATTATATCTTCCTATTCCAACACCTACATTTTTTTCTGGTTCAAAGCGATTAATGGTTACATTTTTATATGAAGAGAAAATATCATTTACCCAATTAAAATATTTTTCATTGGTCATCAAAGCTAATCCAATATAAATATCTTCTGGATTTGATGCGGTAGCATATGCCCGCCTAATTGTACTTTCTAAATCATTATCTTCCAAGGAGGGTATCGATATATATATACTCACGGGAAATACCTTTCTGGTATGTAATAAAGTTTTCTTGGGCCACTTTTTAAATGCATATTGGCATATTTTTGATACTTATCACATTTTTCTTTATTTAGTGGATTATTTATAAAACTAAAATAATTTTCATTTATCTCATTAATATAGTCTGAAGTCTTTTCTCTACTATAATCAATCATGTTTTTCCTTTTGGTAACGGTTGTTTGACTGTCGGCATACATGTGTCCTAGCATTGCTTTAACGTTTGGAAACACTAGTGCAAAACCCTTATCAATTAAATTTATAGACTGAATTATTTCTTCTTCGTAAAATAAAAAATCTTCTAAACCGTTATACAATGAAAATTCTTTATTCCCAAAAGCAAAATGAGCATTAAACTTTACGCTTGGCAAAAACTTTTCGGTTCTTTGTTTATCTTTCGGGAAATGTCTTAACTGTGTTTCAAACCATCCTGGGAAATTGTATTGAGGAAGCTTTTCATTATAAAAAGCTGGATAGCTTAAGTTATCATGTTCTAAATATCTAGAAACTCCATCATTTGTATAGGCTGGTAAATATGAAGTTAAAATAGTTTTATTAGTTTTAGTTTCTTCAACAGATTCTTTATGCAACTGAACCATCCAAGTATCCCAGCCTTTTTTTAAAAGAGTGTGGGAATCTATTTGCAATATATAGTCTTGATCCGTATAAGAAGAAAAGGCATTCTTTCTTCCTTTTCCTACACCTTTATTTAAAGACCATTCATAATACTTAATAATAACATTTGAGTTATCTTTAAATTTTTCAACTATATCTAAATAAAATTCCATAGAAGTCATGCATGCTACGCCAATAGTAATCTCTTCTGGGTAATCAGAGTTATTTAAAATGTCAGAGATTGTATATTCTAGCTCTTGATCTTCTATGCATGGTATTGCTACATATATTGTCATTATATCTATTATATAATATCTTAATATCCCCGTCAAGCGGGTGAGATGTGTTGTATATTATGGAAAATTTTGCTACTAAATGCTTGACATTGAATTTAAATTATTTTATACTTCATAAGTACTGGTTGTAGCATCCCACAGATTAAGCTCCCAGTATAATGTGTAGCAATACACTAGAAAATCCCATTTGGATCCGCCTCCGAATGGGATTTTTCTTTTTGCACCCCTAGAGAGAATCGAACTCCCGACACACAGGGTAGAAACCTGTTGCTCTATCCGCTGAGCTATAGAGGTTTAGTACACCAGGCAGGACTTGAACCTGCGATAGCCGAATTATGAGTTCGGGGCCTTAACCAACTTGGCTACTGGTGCTTAAGTCTTAAGTATACTAAATAAAGGCCGAAATTAATAGTGCGCTCGAAAAAGTGCGGCGGTAGAGAAGACCTGCATAATAATTATTATGTTATAATATATCTATGGCAATGATATCTAGTCTCAATACAATTAGCGCTTCTGAAATTACGCCTATTACAGGTCCAATTAGAGCTGTTACATTACAAAACACACATGCGTCTGCAATTATCTATATTGGAGACCCTAATGTAAGCTCTACTGCATATGGATTAAGATTAAATCCTGGTGTAAGTATTCAATTAACTAACGTCCTTGGCTACCTTTATGGAATTGCGTCAGCAACTGCGGTTTTAGCTAAAATAGAATCTAGATAAACTAAAATTTAGTTGACTAGAATATTATAATACTATATAATTAATAGTGTGTTTAATAAAAAACCGTTTATAAAATTTATTAATATGTCATCAGATTTAGATGACTGCAAGCCTATTGATTCAAAAAAATTTATTCCTTCTTGGTGGAAAAATCTTCCGCTAACCCATAATGGAATTCCAACAATAAAAAACTGCCCTTCATTCCCAGATTATTTTGGATCTGGATATATTGTTCCCATGTGGTTAGATGTTACAGCGACTCCTCAAGAAAATGATAGCTTTTTGTTTTCAAAAAAGTTTGCTCCGTTTCCTGGCTGGGATGTACATCCAGGGGAACAGTTTGTTGAACATGTTCCTGCCTATGTGGGAGATAGAAAAGTTACACACACACTCAAAATAAATTGCCCTTGGCATATAATAACATCTCCTGGGTACTCTGTTATGCAAATACCATTATTTTATGAGTTTAACCGTAATTGGACAGTTCTTCCTGGAATTATTGATACAGATACGCATCACCAGATTAATCAACAGGTTATGATTCATTCTAATTTAGAGCCTATTGAGTTTAAGAAGGGGCAGCCATTAGCCCTATATGTTCCATTTAAAAGACAGTCATACAGTCTTGAGTCCAGGGATGCCACTAATTCAGATATAGAGTATTTTGAAAAAAAGGAAGAAGAGTTGCAGAAATTTCGTAAGGGTGGAAATGCTTATAGAAAACTCCAACGAGATCGAGATTCATAACACTAGACCGCTATGCAATAATCCCATTTGCTGGAACACTAGGACTCGAACCTAGGACCTAGAAGTTAACAGCTTCCCGCTCTGCCGACTGAGCTATGTTCCAATAATTCTATTATACTAAATAAAGTGCGAATTGAAAAGTGAGTCCGAAAAGTGCGGCGGAAATAGAAGACCCTATTTAACTTTAGATATACGTCTCATATAAGTCCTAATACGATGACAATTAGAACATACAATCTCACATTTAGCTATTTCTTCATCAATCTTCTTCTTAGATAGACTCTTGATCAATTCCATAACATTTGCATGCTTCTGACCTCTTACGTGGTCAAAGTCCATAACATAGTATGGGTAGATCAATTTACAGTCCATGCAAGGAGATGAGTTCTTAAGGTCTCTAATGTATTGCGCCAAATAAGCCTTCTGCTTGGCTATAGAGAGCTTTTCAGCCTTCATTGGTACCTTGTACCCGAAATGAGTCTCATATGGCTTAAGTATAGCAAGGAGAGTT